TAAGATCTTTTACAGCTTCTTTATGAGCAGGTCCATAAGCAAAATAATTATTACTATTACTGTCTTCAGGATTCCATTCTTTAAGATCGTCTTCTATAGTATTTTTAATAGAAGCTAAAAGATTAGCTATCTGTTGATTTGTCATCTTCGATTACCTCGACTAGTCTATTTGCATACCAAGCGATTTTCTTAGCATCTTGGAGTTTAGCGTCTTTCTTGCCTAAACGACAAGCATACTTAAATACTTGACCCAATAAGTGAGATTCAACACCGTTGTGATGAGCAAGAATATACTCCATAAGATCCATATACTCTAAGCCTTCTGGATGAGCAGCATATGCTTCTTTAGGAATCATTTTGTAGTGTTTAGGGTTAATAATTTGATCTTGTTCTTCTGAAGACATTCTTTCAAAGTTTCCATGAAAGTCTAGACCCTCTTTAAGCTTTTCAGAACCTCCAAACACTTTACCCATAAGATTAGGAATTTCATCACGGAAACGTATATCATCTTTAACGTCTACTACTGTCATACCATCATCTTCTTGTTCAAAAGCTAAGTCAGTCATAAGTCTTTTTTCTACTCTGTTATAGTTATTATCTAAAAGAAATTTAGACCAATGAGCAATATCCTCATGAGTTTTCATTATCTTTTCTTTATTTTTATAGTTAGCAACAATTTGACCTAACTTACCAACTGATCTTTCGACCGCCCATAAATCGATTGCTTGTTGCCAAGAGTTAGTTACAAGTAGTTCAACACCTTCGACTTCAACGTGATACATTATGCTCATTTTCTTCTGCCTTTAATTTTTGCACATGTTTCTTTAATGCTGACTTATTTTCAAAGCCATACATTTGAGCTGCTAACTGCTCTGCTTCATAACGAGTATAACCTGCATCATACTCTAAAATAGCAGCTCTTTCTTCATAACGGTCTTCTAGTAAAGCCCAGTTGTCATTACCATCTTTCATATTCATCTAGCAACTCCTGTTCAAAGTATTCCTGATACTTGTCCATAACATATTTGTAGAGTTTCCAAGAGACTCTTCTATGTCGATCTAAACTCCATATATCAGTAATTTCTACTTCTCTCCAAAGCGGTTCATCATCATAGCCACCGCCTTCTGTAATAGTACCGTAAACCTCTAAGTCTACATAAGGCATATGCCGTATATCTACGCTAAAGACTTTCCAAACACTATCAGTTTGCATTAGTATAACTCCATAACTGGTTTATTATTGTGAGTTCTAAGCCTAACTAAAGTTCCTTCTTCAATTGGTTCTTTAGTGTCAGCCATTACAAAGCTATTGTATTTATAAGGATTATAAGTCACAAGTCGCCCTGGACCTAAGTTAAAGAACATATCAGGCTCTACGTTACCAACAACAAAAGCATGTACATTCTTTGATTTTTGTTTTAATACTTTCTCTCGTCCAGCTTGTCGTACAACAAACTTTGGTAGACCTACTACTACAGAGTCTTTATGAGATACTACTTTACCATAGTTCTCTTTCTCTCGGGACTGAATTGAGAAAATATTCTTGTGCAAATTCCAATACACAGCTGCTTTCATTTTAACCTCCTGCTTTAGAATTCCAAATACGTTGGTCTTTTTTGTGGTTATATCCTTCTGGTCTTAAGAAATTTTCAATGTCTTTAGCAACATTTTCTGTTAAGTTTTCTTGGATTAACTTAATTGCCACATTGTTCTTTGGCTTCTGGATACGAATCATTTTTAACATAAAACGCTCAGACGGCCTTAAACCCTCCTTAATTTCCCAGCCTTCGATGTCATAGCGTTCTTTAACAACACCTATATCAGAATATGGTGCAATTCCTATTCCACCCCATCTTAGGCTTGAAGGAGACCACCCACTAGCCCATCCAGTATAAAACCAATGATATACTAGAAACTTATTAAGTTTGTTCTTGATATGAAACTCTTTCATACGCTCCGAATACCATTTATACTTCATTTATTGGACCTCCAAAATATTTTGCTAAGTAGTGTACAAGCTGTTTTACATTGCTTATTGGCTCTACTGTATCATGCATTACACCTTCTGGACCTAAAATTGCTATTTCAGGCTTACCATCCAAAGACACAACAGACAAGTCATGGGCATCATCAATTTTAATTATTACTTGCTGATGATTTACTTGTCTAAGGTTTTTTACTCTATTTGTATTCTTTTCCATCTTCCCAAGCCTTTAAGATTTTAGTTTCAACAATACGAACATCGTATCCACCTGCTTTATACTTTTCATACCACCCATGAGCCTTATCAAAAGTTTCATAAGCACCGCCTTCAGATTCCCACCACCAGTCACCGTGTTCGTCTTTCATCCAAAGATGAACTTCGTAAATTCTAGGGCTAAATCCCATCTTTTTCCTCCAGTGTTACATTACCTTGTTTGTATTGGCTTGCAATAAAGTTATGCATATACATAGCTCCCAGCACACCTACTTGTCCAAGATCTTCTAATATTTTATTTAGTTCTTCTTGTGTACTAGGTGTTCCAAAGAAAGTGTTTTCTTTAAGTGTAAACATTAAAAGTACTCCTTTACTGCGTCTACTGCATCATAAAAGCTATAGTGCTTTTCTGTTGCCATGGCTTCATAGAATGGATGAATAAAGTCATCTTCTTGCGCCCACAAGATAATAATCTTATTTTTAGTATGTGCAAACATTAATTCCATAGAAGTCCCAGTACCACGACCAGAGTTTCTACGTACATCAGCAAGCACGACTTTTGAATTAGCAATATCTTGCAAGTCTTGTTTAAAGATACGTTTACAAGTGTTCATAGTCTTAGTAACATCTTGTAAGTTTTCTGTTAGTTGATCATGGAAGCTAACCCTACGAGTAGGATCAAGCGTTTGTATATCAGAGTGATAAAGATGATCAGTAGCAGTTTGCCGCCAGTGCATCATCATTTCTTTTGTGCAGTCTTCCATTGGACCTGCTAAGTATACATAGTCTTTCATTACACTTGCCCTTCGTTTTCTATAGCTTGCTGTTCTAATCGTATAAAACTAGCTCCTCGCATAACTGATAAAACCGATATCAGTGCTTGAAAGTAACCTTTACAATAGCCATACTCATAAGCTTCACTAGAGCACAAGTCATATTGACGCCACTCATTCCATGCTTCTTTGATTTCTTTTACAAGTTGTTCGTCAGTCATTTGTTTACCTCTTGGTTGACTAGTTTAATAAAAAAGGGAGACCATTACAGTCTCCCCTAAGTGTTAATTAAAACATTAATTCGTCATCAAGTTCATCAGATGCTACGAACTGATCTTGATCAACTACTTGGTTATCAGCTACTTTGACAACTTCCATTTCAACCATTTCGAAGTCATCTTCTCGTGGTTTAGGTGTATACTCTTTAAGAGTAGTTACTTGTACAGCCATCAACATTGATGCAATACCCTTACGGCCACCTACGTTATACTCGTATTGATAAACACGAACATTACCGATAGAGCCGTTTCCTAGTACATTAGGATCAATAGGTGATAAATCACCGCCTACAAGACTAACTGGATTTTGTGGATCTCCATTAGCTTTCTTTGTTTTCTTCTTTAGATTGGCTTTGTAGAACATACCTTGATCGTCTTCATCTGGTTTAACGTTAAGGTTTAGTTCCTTCCATTCTTTTGCTTGCTTCTTATCACGAGTACGGATCTGAAGTTCCCATGTAGGGTTGTTAGCATCAAACGTAGCATTAGGCTTGTTTGGGTCTAGTTTAGCAAAGAATAGTTCTACATTTTTAAGAATAGCCATGTTTATTTCCTCTTGGATATCTATTAGGTTACATTTATGAACATATGTTCTTTAACGTCAGGTAATTTTTACCCAAACGTTTCAACTATATACCAGTACTCAGGCTGGTCTTCCATATACATTTCTGCATAGGTTTCGTGTTCGCTGCCTGGATTTATTTTTACTTCCAAGCAGTTATTGTCTTTATTGTAGTCAGTTATAAGTACAACTTCTGTTGCACCCTCAAATTCTACTACTGCATACTTATGCAAAAGCGAAATCGGATTCGAGTACATCGCCGACATTTAGATTACCTTTCTCTGGTATTAAGTCACTTGATTGTAGTTGTTCTAGAATGTCTTCTAGAGGGTTAGATTCGTAAAGTTCTACGAATTTCTTTCTAACATGATAAAACATTTTATCCATATTACCTGCATGAGACCCGAAAGAATCATGAACAACAGTAACAGGATATTCTGCATCATGTATACACATTGTTAAATGAACAGCATCAAGACTATGAACTACATTAGGTGCAGCACCAGTCTTTTGTTTTGTTTCATTAACAGTGGTTTCTTCCCATACTTGTAGCTGTACCTTAAGTATGTCATCGCCATATTTAAGTTCAGTACGCTTAGTAGTAGGCTTACGATAAGCTTGTACTACAGGGAAGCCTGTTATTGGAGAGATCCAGTTCATATGCTCTTTTCGTTTGTTAGCTCTTTCGGCTACAGTTTGGAAGAGTCTTAGCATTTTAGCTGGCCCCTTAAGTTCTTCATAACAGGTGTTATATACTAGAGAGCCAAGGAGCGCACCCCAGAGGTGTTCTTTGTCTCTCAAGTAGGGTGATATATCACGAGTGTCTTCTATTACCTGTTGGCCCATACCGTAAGACGTACCACCGTAACCTAGTGTCATAACATTGCGCTTGACAGTTTTACGTTGGATTTTCTTGTCTTGAATATTGTGCCAATAAACAGCAAAGAGTTTTTCTCGTAGATCACGGTTTTTGTTTCGCCATGATTGTGCTTCTTGAAAAGCTAAAGCTTTACGCTCAGACTTATCAGGGGCATTTTCATAGGCTCTTTGCAGCTTAATTGCTGTATCAAAGGTTTCCTGAAACTTGTTAATAGTTTCTTTGTCTAATCCTTTAACTTGTTTATCAAGGCGTTCCCAGACTTTTTCAGCAATAAACATATATACATCACCTGGAAGTCTACTAGGAACAAGATTAACAAGAGGCGCAACTTCATCATCTTGAGACATAGCTACTAGATGTTGAACACCATTATTAGAACCGTCAATATACACAGGTAAACAAGAAGGAAAGTCAGATACATCATTTCCATTCTTTATCCACTCGTTTATAATATACAGTTCATAACAAGCTGCTAAGAAGCTAAATGGCTTGTCTGCATTCATCCAATTAGTATTAACTAATGGATTTTCTACATAGTCGAATATATCTGTTATATTCTCAGAGACCCATTCAACTCGATCATCAAGGCTAACTTTATCGTTACCCCAGACATTTGCTGTATGTACACACAACCAGTAATAACCTACGTCCCCTAAAGGAACTGGCTCGTCAAGCATTAGTATGCCTTTAGCATTATCACTAGACTGCTCGTGTAAGAAGGCAGTATTAGGATAAATGCGACCTCGAAAGTCAAGGTTATAGAGGTGATAGAATGCTTTACCTAGGTGCTTCTCTGCAAGCCTCTGTATAGCTTCTGCTTCAATGATTAACGAAGCCCGCTTAATTGGATCGATCTCTTTAGTAAACTTAAAAGGATTTTTGTCATTGTGCATACATTGTTTATAAACATCAAATACAAAGTCGTTAATTCGCCAACCTGTATTATTTAGTTTATTTAAGGTTTCTACTACGTAAGTCATATCATGATTTTCATAGTATTTCAATGCATCTTCATAACCCTTTTTAATTACACTAATACCTGTTTCTTCATGATAGGCATCTTGAATCCACGGTTTTGGAGGTGTATTAACTGGAAACATATCACACTTTTCTGTATCTACTAAGTCCATAAGCTCTTTAATAGCTTTCCAATCTTTAGCAAACAAGAAATATGATCTATGCTTATCTTTTTTACCATTACGATAAGTGTGTTTCTTTCGATATCCCAGTATACCGAGTTCAATATAGCTGATTAATACAAACCAACCACCTTGAACATCTAAAACACTATTTTGTTTTTGTCTTAATTTTTGTCTAAGACGTCTTCCAATACTACTTGCTACTTCTACAAGTGTTGCCTTCCTTTCTAACCCTTTTAGTATATGAGTATAAGAGAACTCAATAAGATCTCTTGCATTCATTTTGTTAAGAAAAACTGCAGCCTGTCTTTTATCTAAAACAGATTGTCTATAATCAAGATCTTCTGCAAGTTTGTCTAGGATTGTAGTTGTCATTGATATTCCTTTTATGACGAGCCTTGTACTATAAGTACCTCGTATTTAAACATTACTTAGGAATCAGAATCATACTTTGAACACATAAACATCACAAACGCCATAGTAATAATTCCAATTGTCATACAAATTCCTTGAAAAAAAAAAAAAGTTTTAAAATAGAACCCCCGCCCCGAAGGGCGAGGGCAAAAATTATGTTAGATTAGGGTTATTACGATAAGCTGTTTTAATCCAATTTCGAATTGAATCAACAGACACATTATACATATTTGCTACATAGCGAATAGACATGCCTCGCATGACATCTGCCACAGCAATGTAACGAATGTTATTATTGATGCGACCATAGTCACGCCCTTCTTTTAGAATATAACGTGAAGGTGCAATATAAGATTTAGTCATAAGAGATCTCCTTATTTATTTTGACTAGCTCGATGGATCACTGTGATCCAGAAGACGCATTGTGGGAGGCCAACACGCCTACTGAATAACAGTGAAAAGAGCCGCCCCGAAGGGCGACTAAGTTACAGGGAGGAATTTAAGGCCTCTATGTCAAAGAAGACCTCTAGATCATCTTCTTTAAAATCAACATACGTGTGAGACCACTTTTCGTCTATGGCTTTAACTAAGTTGCTAAAGCTTATTTCTTCCAAGTATTCTCTTTGCTCTTCAGCTGTAAGTTTTCTTTTTGGCATGTGCCTCCTAACTATATTCTATTCTAAGAATATTTTCTGTTGTTATACCATGCTTTCTAAAAGCAACACCATAAGCTACTTTATAAGCATCGTCATTTGACCAGTTAGACCTTTCTACAACACTTGTTGTACGTGTTGTTTCTGGCACTTGATAAGTTATTGTACATACGAACATTTTATAGATCCCTGTAGTTTACTCGTATTAACTTTTTCCATGTATACTCTTGATTGTTTTCTACATGGCACTTCCAGTACCCATCCGCTGTGGATACTAGCATTTTATCAGCAAACTCTAATGCAGAGCTTGCTGTTGGTTTGTTAACCGTCATTGTTGTTTCTTCATAATTAAAGATGTACATTAGTCATCCTTCATTAATAACGGTGTTACGAAATAATCAGCAATAAATGCTAACGCTGGTGCGGCTATGATAAAGCCAATTAGTAGAATATCCATTGTTTACTCCTTTTGGTTTCCACTTGGTGATACATAGTATCATTATAGATGCAATAGTTTTCTCACTTTTTATAAAACTTGTGTGATCCTACTTTTCCAAGATATTTCATATCTGTAGTCCAGTATGGTTGCACATAGTCTGCGTGATAGTGTGTTGCACCTGTTTTTGGTAACAATTCAGGATTAGCCATAATGACTTCTGCTGCTTTGTAAATTTCTTTCCAAGACTCACGGTCAAGGTAACTCATACGAGTCGGATCGTCATGTTTACCATCATGAGTCCAAGAAAATTGTTTACGTTGCCATACGACATCACAAACAGTGTCAGGGTAGCTATTGCTAGCTACTCTGTTTAGTGTAACTTCTGCGACCATTGCTTGACCTGCTAACGGTTCGTTTCTTGCCTCGAAAAACATGTTTAGTGCGAGGCACATTACTGCTGTCATACTCATTTGATTTACTCCACTTGACTTTTGACGCATTTATTTTGTGTGTTTTCTTTTTTGGTCTCTCTGAGAACCAGTCTAACCACTTGAATGGATTCATGTATGGACCTAAACCACCTCTATAGAGATCAGGCCAGAAAAATCCAATGGCAGTACCAATATTGTAATTTTCATTTACGTAGATACCGTCCATATACAAAAAACCTATAATACCGATTATTCCAACTGCCGCTGAAAAATTCCAGTAATTAGATTTTTTAGAGTGTATTTGCGGAGTAAATATAATGATGCCAACTCTGAAGCCCCACATAATTATTCCACATGCTATAATATGCTCTAGCATTTTAGCCTCCTATACAAAGCCCGTTTAATTAGGGCGACCGAAGCCGCCCCAACAAATTAATTACAGCCATCAACACTGGCATCAATAGTTGCACCAATAACAGCACCAGCAACTGCGCCAGTGCCTATTAGCCCCATAGTAAATCCAGTAAATGGATTTGAGAATGCTGCCATGCCCAAGTATGGTCCAGACATACCAGCACCGTAGCCTACAGACGTAGCACCGACTTGAGTACCAGTCATTGCAACACCTGCACCCCATAGACCGCCCACGGCAGCGCCTGTGGCAGCACCATCGGCATTTTCTATGATGCATTCTTTTGCTTTTACCCAAGTCGTACGGTTGTCCTCGCCCTTGATTAATTCTAAATCAAGAACATATTTCAAGTCTCCAGTAGACTCAAAATCTTTTGCAGCTACTGTAGTTGAAGTTGCGATTAATGCAATAGTAATCAAGTGTTTCATTTTAATCTCCATTTGGTTTCCACTTGGTTTCATTGTGATACATAGTATCATTATAGATGCCCCAAAAATCTCACTTTTTGGGACACTATTTTGTTAGTTAGTAGACCAATAGTGGTCTTGCTCTGCGTCCATTTTCATTCCGTCAATTTGGTTTTCGAGATGATTAACTGTTACTTCCATTTCTGGAAAAATAAAGTCAGCAATTCGATAACGAATTTTAAATGACAGTCTACGTAATTTATCTTGATAAATTGTGTACAATAAATCAATAGATACTATTACTATGAATATTGCCACTAGTGTTAGTAATGGCAATGAAGCCTCCCAGAATGATAGACCAGTTAATTCTGCGAATGTGAAAGTGTCTTTTTCCATTGTATATACTCCTCTTGGATTTGCACTTGCGTGATACTATTGTATCATTATAGATGCGTCAATTTTCTCACTTTTTTATCTGACAAATTTGACAAAATTGGGAACCCCCGAAGGGATTCCCTGTAGTTATTTTTTACGAGTCCACGATTTACGATTTTTATTATTTTGTGATCGTGTAGTAGTACGTAAATTTTTTGGTTTATTGTTAGATCTATTACGATCACGATGATCAACAAATCCATTGGCTTTTTTGCCAGTACTCATTTCTTTGACAATACGATGTACATACACTGCTTTGCCATCGATACGGACTGTTCTATAGCCATCGCCATGATTAGTCCCTGCAACAGATCCCGCAGACTGACGCCCACGAGATTCTTTCCAGTACAACTGACCATTTTTGAGCTTGAAGAGTTTATTCCATTTCTTCATTATAGATGCTCCAATTTTCTCAGTTTTTATTATACGGGCCTAGCGTCTAAAATTATTTTCTTTGTTAACCATGTTAACACCTGAAGTAATTTCAGGCAGCATTTTAACAATTTCTTTTCTAGTTTGTCTAGAAACATCACCAGAAACATTAATGTTAAATGTTTGCTGAGAGCCTTTATTAGCTTCGCCAAATCCTTTTACTTTGTCTGCTGGAACAACTAGCTCTCCTGGAGTTAGCATAGCAGGAACACTGTCTTTACCAACTTGCGAGTATGGTGTATTAGGGACAATACCGCCTTGGTTAAATGAAAGACCTAATCCTGGACCTCCGAAGAGACCATCAAAGATTGGAAGTTCGCCGAAGCCAGTAAAGAAGCTGCCAATACTACTTGTAAGTCCACCAAGACTAAAGCCGCCGCCACCGCTAAACATTCCTGTAAAGCTTTGGAACAAGTCTTTAATACCTCCCCAAAGACCTTTTAAAGCATTTCCAATTGAATCAAAAATGCTAGGAGTGCCTTCTGCAGCGCCTTGCTCTGTACCTGTTTTAATTGCATCAGTAGTATCTTTACCTAGCTTTTCACCAACACCAAAAATACCGCTGAAGAATTCAGAAAGTGGACCTTCACCTTTTTCCAAAGAGCCAATAAGACCATCAAATAACGAAGTACTTAGTCCTTGAGTAAAGCTATCTATAACAGACGTAGTAAGCTGATCAACTAACAAGTTTCCAAATTGTTTAAAGTCACCTGTAATTAAAGCTTCATTAAGACCTTGCTGGAACGTGCTTGCAAAGTCTTTTGCATATTGCATACCAATAGTTTCACTTTCAAGTGCATCTCCACCTTGTCCACCTGCCTTTTTCTTAAGCTCATCAGAGACTTCACCATTCTCTAGATTATCAATGGCAGTAGTAAGTGCTGCGTCATGATCTTGGAAGGCTATTAGTAGGCGTTCTTCTGCTTCTGCAAGTTGTGCCTTAAGCATAATGTCTTTTGGATTTATTTTTAATTGATCTTTTACTTGTTCAATTTGTTCACCAAGTCGTCTAATACGTCTTAAAGCAGTGTTAAAGTTTCTTAGCGTTGGTCCTTGAAGTATACCTGCAGAAAGTATTTCTTGAATTTCTGATCCTGTATAAGCACTACCGCCTTTTTCAAATCTTGGAAGCAGCTTCCCAATTAAACCACCCATGCTAAATGCAGGGAAAGTTCCTGAGTTGATTGCATCCATAAACTTTGTGCCATACTTGGCAACAGAACTTTGTCTAACAACATACTCACCATTTGATATTCTGGCAAGAATACTGTCTGAAGTTCCTGATCCTGGGCCTGATACTTTACCACCTGAAGCAAAGGCTGTAGCTCCTTTTTCACCTCTTCCTGGAATTATAAAAGAAATATCTTTATTAGGAAGTTCTTTTAGCTTAGCTACATATTCTGACAAAGATTCAACAAGACCATCCATAGATGTTTTAAGATTATCTACTGACTTCTGTTGTTCAGGAGTAACAATAGGTAATTCTCGAATAGACTTAAATGCTTCTTTAAACATTTCAATCTTTTCTTCTGCATCTAGGGCATCTATGATTTGTGTCTTAATGTCTTCTTCACCCTTTTGAAGAGCTTCTTCTGCTATTTCTAGGCTAGGATCGATTCTAAATACAATACCTGCATCTTTAAATGCTTGAGCAAAGCCGCCATATTCTTTAAAGGCTTCCTGATCAATTTTATTAGTTTCTTCATCAAGAAAACTAGAAAGAGTTGCCTTAAGAACATCATTGATATTTTGACCATCTTTAGTAGTAAATCCTGGAAATAAAGACTGAAAGTCAATTTTAATAGGATTTACATTTCTTAAGCGTTTATCAATTCTTGCGCCAATATCATCAAATAGCTTTTCACCAAGCTCT